TTGCCCAGCTGCAACGCCGACGACTGGAGATCCTGGCCCAGCCGGGCCGAAAGATTGATCGCCGCCACCTGCGCGCGATCGAACACCTCGCCAGAAACGTTGCCAAACGTGAGCAGGTTGGCAGTCACCTTCCGCAGGATGTCGTCGTCGTCGAACGTCGACATCTGCATCAGCGCCTTTGCCTGATCCTGCAGCTGCGGCAGCGATCGCTGCGCGGCATCGCCCATGCTGGTCAACGCCGCCTGCACCTGCCCTAGCGCCTCCGCGCTTTCCTTCGCCGCAGGGATCGACGTGGCGACCAGCGCGGTAAACGGGGCCGTGATCCCCACCGACATGATCGCGCCGATGCTGGTGAACTTCTCCGCGGTCTTGGCCAGCGATCGCTGCGCCGCCTTCATCCGCTTGTCTGCATCCCCCACGCCCGCCTGAAACGCCAGACTGTCGAAGCCCAGCACATACTTCAGATAGCCAAGGACGATGCCTTTGCCTTCCGCCATGGATTGCTCCCGCCTTGGTTGAAAGCGGCCTTCCCCGCGCCTTTGGGCTTGCGGGCAGGGTGGCCGGAGTTTTGACGATTATGTTGCTATCTGCGCGTCGCGGCTACGACACCACGTCCCCACCGCGAGATTGAGGCTCGGCATCCTGCTTCGCCTTGAAGCGCCGAAACAGTGCCAGCACCGCCGCAGCGCCGCTCTCCGGCGATTTTGTTGCCGGAGGCTTCAAATAATAAGACACATCGCGCAGCACTTTGCGCCGTGCCATCGCCTCGATCTGATGCGCCAGCACGATCGCTCGCTGCCGCTCGGCCTCGGCGCGACCGCGCAGGTTGTTGGAATAGGACCGGAACGTCTGTCGCCAGAATTGTGCCGGGTCTAGACCAGCTCCGGCCCAGTCGGCTTGGGCTTCGTCCCAGTCCCACGGCCGTTTCCCACCGCACTCGGCGCCTGCTTGAAGGCGTCGGGAAACGCACCCTGCATCGCTTTTGCCAATGCCTCGCCCACGGCGGCGTCGCCCGATCCGAGCAGGTTTACTGCCTCCCGCTCGCTGAGCTCGGGATGCTTCCCCGCCAGACCGGCGCGCAGCAGTGCGCCCAGCGCGATCGCGTCGGGCTCCCGCACGATCGCTCCGCTATTCTTGTCGAGCACCGGCGCCATACGCGCCATCAGCTCGGCGAGCGTCGCGCAGCCAAGCGATTGCTGCGCGACGACGAAAGCATAGAAATCGAGCACCAGCTCCCATTTGCGCCCGTCGGCGGTTTGGAACGCCGCTTCGCCCATCATCATGCTGGCCATGGTTACGGCGCCACATAGGCGGCGACCGCGTCGATCGACACGATCAGGAAGGTCGCCGTCGCTTCGATCACGTCCTCGGCAGACACCTCGCCGCGATCGTAATTGGTGCACTTGGCGGTGAGCGTGATCTGCGCCACGGGCACGCCGTTCTGCGGGATCACGACCTTCATGGCGCGCGTGTTGCCGGCGACGTGGGCAGCATCCAGCTTCGCGTCAGTGTCCGAGAGCAGCCGGCTGTTCAGCATGACCTCGAATTCGCTGTCTTCGTAGAAGGTCTCGATATACTCGCGGCGCCAGTCCTCCGACTTGAGATGGGTCGATTCGACCCGCTCGCGCTCGCCCCGATTGGGGATACCGAAGCTCTTCACCTGCCTGAGTTCGTAGAGCGTGGAGCCGTCATGCATCCACACTTCGCCCATATAGCCGACCGTGGCTTCCTGCAGCTCGCTCATTTGTCAGTCTCCTACATGTCTGATGATCAGATCCGCCGATTGCCGGTGGACGAAGCTCCCGCCCACCTGCTGGCCCAGGTCGCGCGGACCATCCACCTGCGCGCCGCCGAACTGCTTTCCCGAAATTGTCAGGGGCTCGGCGAGCGCGGCGATCGCTGCGCTGGCAAGCGCCCCGGCCGCGGCGCTCGTCTCCGCCCATGCGTCGATCTGCAACCGCGTTCCGCGCGCGCCGTCGAACCCCTTCAGGTGTTGCGGTCGCGGATCGCCGATGATCTGGAGCGTCAGCGCCGGTAAGGCGGAGAGCTGCGGCCGCACCACCCAGTTGATCCGGTCTCCCGCAAGCGCGATCACAGGCGCCGCCTGCAACAGGCGGGCGGTCACTCCTTCCTTGAAGTTCATCGTCCCGATCCGCCCGCCGCGTCGCGCTTCGCCTGCTTGATCACCGTGCTGTCGACCTCGCTTTTCAGCGCCTCACCGAACGCAGACAGCATCTGATCCTGCTTGGCTTCCTGTGCAGGCCGGGCGAACGGCTCCGCCGCCATGCGCAGATTGCCGTACTCGAGCTGGACCGAGGCGATGTCCTCCACGGTTACGTTCACTTGCGGCCGTCCCTTCCGCGCGCGCTCCTTGCCGATCACGGTCGAGGCCTCGGTCGCTCCGGTCTTCTTCGACACGCGGACCTTCATTTCATCCCGCAGGATCGCCGCGGGCACCTGAAGCGCACGCCGCCCGACGCCCTGCGCGACGGACTTTTTCATCCCGTTCAACTGCCGGCTCGCCTCGCGGAAGCCGGTCAATTTGCCAGCGCCGCGGGCCATCTCAGTCCGCCCGTGCCGCCGTGATTTCAAGCTCGACCCGGCCGATCTCCGCGGGAGGGCCGGCAATGTCCCACACTTGCCCCCGCATCACGATCCGGTCCTTGCCGGTCACACCGCGCAAAGCTTGCGTCGCGAGGATGCGAAAGGTCGCCGCCTGCCGCGACTGCGTCACGGCGGCTTCCCGACGCTCTGCGCTGGTGCCGTAGCGCACTGCGGCGAACGCCTTCTGGAGGGGCGTCCATGTCAACGTCTCCTCGTTCAGGCTGTCGCGGCCCACCACCGCGCGCTCGAAAACGATCGGGGTATCTCGCTTGCCGGCACCGATCATCAGAGCGTGACGCCGGTGATCTTGATGTCGACGGACAGTACCGAAGCAGATTTGGCGATGCCGATCTGGACCACGGTTTCGCCGCTGGCCAGGTCGCCTGCAGGGCATATGCCCCCCGGCGTGTCGGACAAGAAATAGGCCGTGCCCGGCGTCAGGGTCGCCCCGATCGTGATGTCACCGTCGCGATGGACCGCCATCGGCTGCCCGTTCGCGCCACCGTTCAGGGCAATCCCCGCGGGCAGCTTGACGGCTGCGGTGGCGGAGTTGTTGTCGGCGAGGCCGAAGCGACTGGTCGTGGCGTCCTCATATAAGACCTGCCCCGCGGTGATCGTCGCCCCGCCCCGTCCGTGGAAAATGTTCGCGTTCGCCCCGGCAAGCACATTCGCCGCCGTAATCGAAAGGTCCGCCATTTTAGCCTCCAGATTGTCAGATTATCGGCATGCGGTGCAGGTTGCAGAGCATGCGGAAGCCCAGCGGCAGTTCGCCGCTCGCCCCGCTGGTCACGACCGCCTCACGGTTCGTGAACAGGTGCGCCAGAAACATCTTGGCCGCCGCCAACAGCGTCGGGGGGCATTCGTCCGCGGGAAACCCTGCGTCGAACGTCACGGTCACCGGGCCATAGGAGGCCGGCCACCTCGCGTTGATAGCAGGCACCACGCCACCTATCGCGTCGATACGCCAGTCGCCCGTCTCGAGCGCCACGGCGGCATTGTCCGATCCGATATAGGAGACGCCCGTGACGCTCACCGTCGCCTCTGGACCGCGGCCAAGGCGCATCGGGGTGCAGAAGGCAGAGAAGGTGGCGATCACGTCGGCGCGCGGTCCGAGGAACAGGTTCGTGTACTTCTCCACCATATCGATCGACGCATCGCGCAACGCAGCGATCAGATCGTCGAATTCGATCACATCGGGCGTGATGCCCAAATGCGCCTTGCACGCATCCACCGACAACACGGCCTCGCCATACCCGTCCGGCATCGCCGCGGGGGTGAGCTGGAACAGCATGACGAGGCCGCGCCCGAGGGATTACTGGCCGTTCGCCGCGTTGCGGGCGTGCTCGCGAAGAGCAGCCAGAGCCGCTTGACGATGCGCGCGGATAGCGGTCCGCATCGCCGCATCATCCGCGCCCTCGGCCACGGTGATATTCTCGTCCTTGACGACCTTGGTCAGCTTGGCGCCTGTGAGCTTGTCGAGGCCATCGCCGTCGTCTGCTGTGACGGCCTTCCCAGCCTTGGCCTTCGGGAACGGATCGACCACATCGTTACCGTCCTGGTCGGTGAGCTTGCCGGTCTTCTCGTCGAGATACGCGGCATGCCCGCGCCGCACGAAGTGCAGCTCGGATGCATCGTCCCGGTCCTTGACGACCTGACCGCCTTCGAACGTCAGCTTGGGCGGGCCGTTCACGATGTGCGCCCGCAAGAACTTGATAGCCATGTCTGATCTCCCAGAGCTGGGGCCGCCGCCATCATATCCGGCAGCGGCCCCGATCTATGCCCTCCCGCTCGATCGAGCGGGTTAGCTCACCACCTCGTCGACCGTGGCCGCGTCGTTGTCGGTCGCGGCTCCGTAGCGGAAGTCCAGCCCGACGATCATGCCGGCGAGCAGCGAGGCCGCGGTTGCCGTGGTCACCGAAAGCCGCACGAACCGGAACCCGTTGTTCCGGTCGAGATCGGCCTGGGTGACGTTGATCGCCACCTGCTTGTTGCTGTCGGTGCCAGCCGCGGTCAGCTGCGTGATCGCCGTGCCGCTCACGTCCTTCGCGCCGGTACCGCCGCTGTCGGTGGCCTGCTGGACCTTGGCGTCTAGCGTGCCGGTCGCCGTCATCGCTCCGACCAGAATGATCGCCATGAGCGAATAGACGTCCTGCATGTCGACCCAGCCGCTGGTATAGGTGCCGGCAGCGGCGGACTGCGGACTGATGGCGGCGAGGATGCCTGCGCGCGCCGACGGATTGAGATTGCCCATCGTCATTTCGAATAGCTCCTTCTCCCGGCCCGCGACGGCGGACCGGGTCCTCACTCAGGGGATGGGATTGTGGATCAGGCGCGATCCGCCAGGGCCACGAAGTGGCTCTTGGTGGAGCTTCCCTTGGCCGGGCTGACCGGCGCCTGAAGCACCGGCTGACCACCGGCGCGGAAGATCCAGCGGAAGGCGCGGATATTGTAGTCGAAGTAGAGGTGGATCGAGTCAGCGAACTGGACCCCGCTCTGCTTGCGGAACGCCTCGTATCCATTCGCATTGACGAAGACGAGATCGCCTCTGTCACCGACGGTGTTGGCATGCTCGCTGAAAATGACCGGACGGCCGAGCAGCATGCCGCCGGGAGCACTCTGGAAGTTGGGGAACCATACCGGCTGCCCAAGATCCGACTTCATGTCCATCAGCGTGGGCAGGATGTCGGCGTTTGCGACCCAGGTCGCCTGCGTCGGATTGATCATCCGCGCGAACATCTTGGCGACGTTCTGGCGGACAATCGTGTCGGCGGTCTGGCTGCCTTCCTTGGCGACGGTGACGAGCGCGTCGGATGCCATGAAGCCCAGCGGCTTTTCGATGCCGTCGCCGGCGAAGTATCCCTCGCCGAGCTTCCACCGGATCGCGCCCGAGGCCTTGCGGGTGAGCAGGTCGGCGACCCGTGGTGCGTCCTCGAGCAGTTCCTCGGTAGCCAACACGAACGCATAAAGCTCGTTCAGCTTGGTCTCGCGCGGCGAAAGTGCGGCCTTGCTGGGCGTCATCTGCTCGGCCTCGGCGCGCCAATAGGCCTGCACGCCAGAGGTGCCCCAAGGCGTGGACGAGTCTCCGAGGCCGATGACCCGATTGCTGCTCGTCGGGCTCGGGTCGATCAGGTTGATGAAGGGATCGTCGTCGGCATAGACGAGGTCGACGATCTGCTGGCGGAACTCCGCAGGCACCAGGTAGCTGCCGGCCTGATCGCCGCTTTCGGTTTGCACGTTCGAGGGCGCCGCAAGACGATCATCGACACGAAACGAAGAACCGGCCGCAGGATTTGCGAAGCGGACCGCATGTGCGAAGTCGGCGATATGGCTGAAGCCGCCATTGTCCAACGACGGCTTGGCCTGCGCCGGCACCGCGACGCGCTTCGCCACCGGCGCGGGCTCGATGCCGATCAGCGATGTCGACGCCATCAGCGCTTCGCCGCGCTGGATCTGGCCCGTCAGTCGCTTCAGCTTGTCCGCGTCTTCCTTGTCGGCGGTCTCTTCCTCCGCCGTCAGGTCGCGGTTTTCGTCGATTGCCGTCTGCAGGCGAGCCTGCTGGCGCTGGGCAACCTCACGCGCCTCATTCCTCAAGATGGCCAGGTTCATGATGAACTCCTTTCAAATGGCCGTGATCGGGCGCGTGCGCCCACGAAAAAGGGCGCCGAAGCGCCCCCCCGTCTCCCGTTGTGGAAGCCTTACTCAGATGGCGGCCGCCACCTCCGAAACCGCAGCGCGACGACGCATCAGGTCCAGCCGCGCACGGCTCGATCCGAACTTCGCCACCACTTCGCGCAGGGTCATCACCCCGTCGATCGCACCAGCGGCGGTTGCTGCCGCCGCGCTGAAGATCTTGCCGCTGCCGTGAACGCCGGCGACGTCGCTCGCTTTCATGCTCCGACCGCGCGCGATCGCGTCGATGAATGCCTTGTTGCTGTCGTCGACCGAGATCTGGATTTCGGCCCGATCCTCGTCACTCAGCGGCCCGTAGGGATGGCCCGCGATCTTGTCGGGCGACGACGCAATCAGCGTCGTCTTCATCCCGATCTTGTCCTCGAACCCCGAAACGTCGGTGTGGCCAGATCGGACGCCTACCGATCCTACGTCACCGCTCGTCGTTGCATAGAAGCCGGTTGCCTGGCTCCCCAGCCAATAGGCTGCCGAGAAGGCATAGGGGTTTGCCACCGCGATTACAGGCTTAGCCTGGCGCGCTTCGAAGATCGCATCACCTGCCTCGGCCGTGCCGTAAACGAGGCCACCCGGACTGCGGATATCTAGGATGATTGCCCCGATCTTCGGATCGGCCGCAAACTCCCGCATCCGCGCTGCAAGCACATCGGTGAACGTCCCGGTGCCAGCAAAGACGCCGCGTGGGGCAAGCATGCCAGCCACCGGCACGATCACCGTGGCACCCTCGCGGATCGGGTCGGCCACCTTGGCTTCCTGCGGCGAGCTCATGCCTGCCAGCTTCTGCAACGCGTCGGGCAGCATCGCCTCGATCGTTCCGCGCTTGAGCACGGCATCCAGGAACGCCGGGTGCATCGCCCACAGCGCGGTCGAGGCCATCACGTCCATGCTATTCCACCTTGTCCTGCGGGGAGGTCTCGCCGCCGCTCATCGAATCTGCCGCGCGGTTGCTGTTCAGCGGCGTGCGCGGATCGTCGGCCCAGTCTTCCTCGATCCGTGGCTTGTTGAACCAGTCGGTCCGGATATCGTTGGTCGAAAGCACCGAAGCCGTCCGAGCCAACACAGCATTCTTCCACTGGGTCGCGCTGTCACCGCGCAGCAGAGCGTCGAAGTTCAGCTTCGCGCGCACCCCTGCGGCGCGCATGTCGGGCGGCAACAGCCGCACGGTGATAGCCTGCTCGATCCGACGTCCCTGCGGCCGCGCGCAATACTTCACGAAGTCCTGCGCGCCCTGCTCGCTGCTGGTCTTCCCGGCATCGTCCTCGCCGACCATAAACTTCGGGATTCGCCAGTACCGCGCCATTTCCAGCGTCCGCTGCTTGATCAGCTCAGTGAGCTGGGCATCGGCATTGCTGCCGGTGACGCTTTCCCACTTCAGCCCGCCCTCGAGGACGGGAATGCCCCCGTTCTTCCAGCGGCGGACCCCATCTTGGAGCCGCGCGAGGACCGCCTCATCCGTGATCTTCTGCTCGGTCGCCAAGAAGCCGGCGGGACGACGCTGATTGCGGAAGAAGCTGCGTCCTCCGATCTCCAGGGCAAGCTGGAAATCGATCGCGCCCTTCGCCATTTTCCACGGCACCAGCGGCTTGCCGCATGCATCGCCGATGCCTGCGAACCAGAAGAGCTGCTGCGGTAGCAGCGTCCGGCAACGCCCATCCGCGCCGGAATAGTGCACCTTCATCGAGCGGTCGCTCCACTCGTCATTGGTGCGCCGCGGGTCCAGTGGCCAGATCTCGATCCCGTCGAAAGTCGCAACCGGCTCCGCGAACGCGATGCCGCGCAGGGCTCCGGCGAACACCATCGCAGCCCAGAACTCCGCGCCTGTCTGCAGGTGGTTCGGCTCCAGAGCGAGCACTTCGCTTAAAGGCACGCTGATTTCATTCAGCCCCTTGTCGACCAAGGCGATCGGGAGACTCCCCACGCCCTCCGCGATTACCGAGCAGCAGAAGTTCACCGCAGACACGCGCGCCGCCGTCTCAGCCGTGTTCGCCTCCGCCGGCAGCTGCGAAAGGATCGACCACAGATCGTCATCGCCCCAAAAGCGCCCGTCCGTCACGTTTGACGGCGCCAGCCTCTCCGCGCTGGGCATCGCCGAGCCGCCAACGCGGCCCGACATGCGGCGATAATCGTCGGGCGACATCAGATCACCAGCATCCCACGCGTCTCATAGATCGACCTTCCGGCCGCCTCCGGGTTGGCCTCAAGCAGTTTCGTCGCGTTGAGCACTGCGATCACGGGATCGATCTTGCCGACCCCCTTCTGATCCTTCTCGATCATGACCGCGTTCCTCGTTAAAACTTCCTTGGTGTGGCTCACCGACCACGCCAGCAGGCGCGAGCCGCAATGGACCGCGCCACCGAATTTCAATTTGCGGGCGAGCCCCACCACGGCGGACATCAGCCCGAAGCCCTGCCGCACCGACACGACCTGCGGATGCTCAAGCCCGATCTTCGCCAGCTCGTCGACCAGGTCGCTCACACCCTGTGGATCGAGGCCGATCGCACCTTCCTCCGGCAGCAGTCCGCTCGCCTTCACCTGCTCGACGATCTCCACGATCTCGCGCAGATCCTGCGGCAGCGAATATTCGCCGCTTTCGTCCAGCTCGAGATCGATCGTGACACCGGCATCACACAGCACCAGATCGCCATCGTCTACAAAATCCTGCAGCGTCGCCGCGATCGACTTGCGCCGCCTGAACACGTCGGGCCACGCCCATGCCTTGCACCAATAGAGCCAGCGTCCCGTGCCACGCTCCCGACCCGCGACGCACAGCCCGTAGAGATCGTCCAAGCCGCCGCCGTCGACGCCGATCACCGCGACCTCGCAGCGGGCGAGCAGGCTTTCCAGCGTCAGCGATCGGTCGCCGTTCGCCTCCCAATAGTCCGCGCCGCGCCACCGGTCGCGCCGCAGCCGCAACCCGATCTCGACGTTCAGATATTTGGCGAGCACCACCTGGATGCTTGCGGTATCCTCGTCGGCGTCGACCTCCCCGCCGGCAGCTTTCTTCAGCTTGCCGAGGATGAAGCCGACCGATTGTGACCGCCCCAGATTGGGGTTGGTCACATAGAAATTCTCAGGCTTCAGATACGCCTCGGCCTCGAGCATCGCCTGCGGCCATTCGTAAAGCATCCCGAAGCTGTGCGGGTCGTCGATCTCGCCGTCCCGCACCCCGCGGAAGTAATCGAGCTTGTCCTTGAACACGCCCGCCGGCGGCTCGTCACTATGCGTGGTCAGGTAGACCACGAAGCCTTCCGGCCGCGAAGCCAGACCGCCTGTCGCTTCCTCGAGCATCGATTCGGCGGTCGCGCGCTTGCCGAGCAGCCACAGCTCGTCGACCAGCACGAAGCCCGCTTTCTTGCCGCCGACGATATCGCTGTCGGCCGCGACGACCTTCAGCTCGGCCTTCGTCACCAGATGCTTGATGATCCGCTGGTGGTCGATCGGCTTGAGGATCAACACCAGCTCGGGCGACGCCCGCACCATCGCCGCGGCCGGCTTGTAACTGTTGTCCGCGATCTCCTTGGTCGGCGCCAAGATCAGCAGCTCGGCCATCTCGCGCCAGTTGAGGATCAGCGCCGTCACCATGATCCCGGCGGCGAGCGTCGACTTGATGTTCTTCTTGCTGATCAGCAGCAAAAATTCGGTGATGTGCTGCACCCCGGTCTTCGCGTCGTACGATCCGAAGATCGCCCGCACGAAGTCGAACACGAAGGGCTCGCACGCCTCGCCGAAGGTCGGCCTGCCCGGCACGTCCACGATGCGCAGCGACTTGAATATCTCCAGCGCCTTCTCGGCATAAGCCGGGAACAGCGGCTCGAACGGCACAAGCGAGCGCCGCTCGACGATCCGCTCTTCCCAGTCCGTGCACGCCGTCGACCATCGACGGTCCAGCTCGCCTGCTGCCAGCGCCATGACTGCCTCAGTTCAGCCGCGGCGGCGGGGCCGGCGGCTCGTAGAGCCCGCGCAGCTCTTCCGCCGCCTTCTCCGCACCCGCCTTCTTGCCGAGCTTCTCGGCCTTCGCGGTCGGCGCCGGCGCGAACGCGTGCACCTGGTCGCGCGTCCGAAGGCGCTCGATCTGCTTCATCAGCTCCTTCTCAGCGGCGACGTTGCCGCCCTGCGCCGCCTCGTTGAGCCGGGCCAACTGCCGCTGCTCCATCCGCAGTCGCGCCTCGGCGCGCTTCGACACCTCGGAAAAATAAACCTTGCGCAGCGTCGGCACGGAGACCCCGATCGCGGTGGCCGCCTGTTTCACGCTCAGGCCCCGCGCGAAGGCCAAGAGCACGACGTTTGAACCATCTTTGGTCCAGACGACTTCCGGCCTCCCACGGCCCTCACGGCGCGGCAGGACCGGGTCACCGAACAGGTCGATCCCCAAAATTTCGTCCACCACGAAAAAAATCTCCGAATGAGGGGGACTGCGGTCAGGGAGCCGACGACCCTCTAGACTTTTGACCACCCCCCTCCCCTCGGGCGCCGGAGGCTCGCGCGGCCCTCGCCTTCGCGGTCTTCGCGTTGTGGTGCGCGCTGCACAGCCACTGAAGATTGGAGGGGTCGAAGTCGGCGCCGCCATCCTTCCGTTCAACGATATGGTCGAGGATCAGACGGTGCGTCGATCCACACACAGCGCAGAACGCTGGGCCTTCGTCTCGCTTGGCACGACGCGCCGCTGCCCACTCGGGCGATTGATAGAAGCCTTCGGCCCGCTTCGGTGCGGCCAGCAGCTTCGGCGGCATCGCGCCGAGCCTGCCCGGCATCGCCTTGAGCTTGCCCACGTCACCAGCCTTACAACGGCGAAGGGCAGCGAGACCGAAGCCACGCTGCCCTTCGCAGGTTTAGGAGAGGAAGCCTGAAAGGCAGTCCCGAGCAACTCATACGCAAGCCCAAGACTATCGGTCTGATACCCCCAAATCTAATCCGGGCCGAACAAGTTTATTTTCAATCCGGGGAATTCCGGTTCTTGACAGCCCCCGGATACGATTTTCTGCGGGTTTCATCCTTATTGCTGATTGGCGGCACTGCGATTGACCCGCTGCGTGAGCGCGCCGAGCGCCCGGATATACCGCATCCGCAGCGCGTCGGGCTCGTGCCTGCCGCCTGCCGCGCGAGCGACCACCTTCCACGGCACGCGCTTCGCTCCCTTCGCACGCTCGGTGACGGCCAGCACGATCACGCGTCGATCGAGATCATCGCTCACCAGCAACAGCCACCCGAATGCCTCGCGCATGGTCGCGACCTCGGCCTTGCCCAGCGGTATGCGCGGCATGGCGGCGGGGGAACGGCCGCCAGTGAACTCGTTCAGATCCTCTTTCGCGATCAGATGCCAGGGTCCGTCGCCAGCGAATGGCCAGCTTCCTCGCTCGGTGCGCCAGTGCAATTGCACCGCCTCGATCAGGCGATCCTGAACATCGTCATAGGTGAGGAAGCTTCCGGACGTGGAAGCTTCGGATCGAACCCTTCCGGCAATCGAGAAGTCAGAAGACATTGGAATACCTATCGTTTTTAGACCCATTGGAATGTTCGGAAGGATTGGAAGCATCTGCGTCGTTTTCGCATCGCGCCTGCGCCCGCATGCGCCTGTGTGTCCGAATACATCGCGAATGCTTCCAACCCTTCCGAACCCGCAGAAATCCGCGCCTTTCCCCTTCCGGCGATCCTTCCGGCTCCCTTCCGACCGGAAGGTTTACGGCACGAGATCATCATATCCCGGCACCGGCCCATCATCCTCCGGTGGAGCACGGGCGCCGCCCATCAGCTCGGTCTCGCTGAGGTCGATCACCTTGCCCGTTGTGGGATCGACGAAATCGCTGGCGGAGCGGAGCAGCTTCAGGCCGAGCCACTGCATCCCGTCGCTCTGCTTCTTGCCGAAACGTTTGTCGGCCATCGCCTTGGAGAAGCCCTTCTGGCTCCACTCCCGCTCGCCGGCGGCTTTGCACCACGCCACGAACACGTCGTAGAGGCGCGACGACTGGACGCGGTCTTTGGGATCGTCGGTGCGCTCGACGCAGACGCCGAGGAAGCGGGCAAGCGGATCGTTCGCCTCGCGATACTCGGCCGTCGCCGCCTTCACGGCATCAGGCTCGATCAACCCATGCGACAGCCAGTCCAGCATGCCCCTGACGATGTGATTGAGCACACCCGCGGCCTCGGCCCGCAGCTTCGCCGGCAACGTCTCGTCGCGATCCTTGTCCTCGACATGCGCGTTCCACGGCACCAGCTTCATGCGGCGCCAGATGCCTTCGTCGGTGCCGGGGATGTCCGGTTTGTAGTTGCCGCCGATGATCAGCTTGAACAGCGGGGTGAGGTCGAAGAACCCGCGATGCAACGCCCGCACGGCCATCGGCTCGCCGCCCGTCGCGGCCTTGATCAGCGCCTCGTTGAGCTTCGATCCGCGCTCGGGCTCGGAAGCGCGGAGCAGGCGCACGCCGCCAAGCCGCGCGAGGTCGGGCGAGGCCTGCTCGCCGCGCTTCTTGATCCCCTGGTCGAGGAACGTCTCGATCCCGATCGTGCCGCTGTAATCGCCCAGCACATGCGCCCACAGGTCGATCGCGGTCGATTTTCCGTTGGCGCCGAGGCCGTACCAGAACCACAGCTTCTGCTCGCTGGTGTCGCCGCTCGCCGAATATCCGGCCACCTGGTGCAGATAGCGCCGCATCTCGACGTCGGGCTGCGCCCACGCGAAGAACCCGTCATAGACCGTGCTGATCGCGGCCGGATCATATTCGACCGGCGCCAGCTTCGTATTCAGATCCTCGCGCCGATGTGCGTCGAGCACCACGCTGGCCGATCGCGTGTCGTTGGGCAGCTTCTCGCGCGCAAAGCGGAGCGTGCCGTTCAGGACGTTGATCGCGAGCGGATCGCGGTCGAAGTCCTCGATCGGCAGCGTCAGCCATCGCCGCGCCAGCAGCGCGATCGCGGCCGGCTTTCCCGCCGTCTCGGATTGGCGCCCAAACTTGGCGAGGATCGCGGAGAGCAACTCGGCCGATTTGCCCTTGGGGATGATCCGGTCGAGCCCATACGGATTGAGCTTCGACTTGTAGAGCTCACCCTCGGGCAAGTCTTCCTCGAGCAGCCGCACGCCGGTATCGGCCATGAAGCGCGCCTCGTCCTGGATCAGGCGCACCGTCTCGAACACGGCAGCGATCACTTCGGCCGGAGGACTCTTCTCGTCCTGATCGAGCACTTTCCACCGGCGCTTGTCCCATCCCAGCCAACCCTTAGCCGTCGTGAACCGATAGTCCGCGCCGAAGCGGTCGCGGAAGCGCTCGCCGATCCCGAAGTCGGTCATCGGATAGCCGATGCACTTCATCGTCAGCATCAGCGGGGCGAGATCGAAGCCGCGCGCGATCCCGTCGGCGATCGCGTCGTCGATATCGGCGTGCTGCACGTCGGCGACCTTCTCGCCGTACACGTCCCACAGCGCTTCCTTGACGTCGCTTTCGTCGAGCAGCTCGGCCGCGATCCGCCGCCCCGCGCTGAACGCGAGCCGCACGATCGGATCCTTGCTGCGCTCGACATGATCGCAACGGCGCCGCAGCCATGCCGCCGAGTGACGCTTCAGCCGCTCCGCCTCGCCCTCCCCCAACGGCGGCATGCCATCCGACCTTCCGGCTCGGAAGGGTTCGTCATTTTGTCGCGAGGCGCCCCCGGCGGGCGGGGC